TTCTCCACTCCCTTCGTATACTTAACCATCTGGGAGAAATGATCCTCCCAAGCTGCCTCCTCACCTTGCTGGTCAAGGCATTCCTTCATCATCTCAAGGTCATTCCTCTTTCCCTGATTCTCCTTCGCCATCTTACCAAACTCGAATGGTCCTCTCTCACGAGTGGCTAACTTCGTGCAGTAGACACGATTCTCCACTCCTGTTCCCTTGGCACAATCCCAGTGAATCTCGTCATTCAACTTCTTCAATCCAGTCAAAGTCATCTTCTTGACGAATTCGAAGTAACCCTGCCAGTGAAGGTGATTCGTCTTTTCACCTCTCTCGAATTGACCAACCACATACGAACACAATCCCTGTTCGCTAACCCAACCAGCGAATATCTCCTCCGCATGGAGAACAGGAGAATTCCATACTCCAATCCATCGCTTACTCTGAAAACTGACAAATATTAAATTAATTATTAAATATAACCTCGGCATGACTCGAACTTGCAACCTTCGGATAAGGGACGTATAGTTTTATCCACTAAACTACGGGACGATACTATATAAAAATTGATTCTTCTATATAAAGATAACCCCTGTTCTCAGAACCGACTGTAAGGGAGCGAAGCGACGCAGCTTGCTGCAAATGAGCCCGGAGGGCGAATGTGTACTCGCCTGGTCATCCTTTAGAGGAGCCTAATACCTGTGCTCCAGCAGGCCTTAGAAAACACGATCCTTTAGGGGAGCCTGATACCTTCGGCGGCTGCTTGTGGGGTCAGGGGTATAGTGTAAATAAAAAACAAAGGTAGAATTTAGTGGTGGTTCAGTATTACCCACCACTTCCATCTACCGGCTACCAGAGTAATTAACCTAGCGATTGGAAGTATGTCCGCAGACAGTTGGAACAACTGTCGGAGGATCATACTGGCGCCCCAGGCCACGCGCCTGAGCGGCCCTCAGCCACGCAGTGATGAGGGGGGTTCAGGGGGGGCGAACAGCCCCCCTTGATTAACACGCAAAAACGATATTAGAACATTTTTTTGAAGTGATTAACAAATTTATTAAGTTGCATCATTTGCAATCACAGCAGCAGGATTCAAATTGGTAGTCAACATTACTGACCACTCAATGTCTGCAAATACCAGACAGTTAATTTGTCCACTAGCATATGTAGACCCAGGAGTCAAATCAGGTCTATATATGAGAATATGCCAATACCATTCATTCAATGGATTGTCCATCTTGATCTGAGTATCAGTCTGACTGAAAATATCTCCAATGTAGTCATTATCAGTCTTAGTATTCTTTCCAAACATCTTCTTAGTAGACATCTTGCTTTTCACTTTAACTATTCCAGCATTCATTCCATAAACAGGTCCATTCTTCCATTTATACCTAGCATGAGGCTGTAATTGAATTGTTGGCTTCCCATCATTGGGATGGTACGAAATAGTTGATCCAAGATCAGTAGTATTGAGACTTGGAATCAAGCTGTACAGTACAGGAAACTGGGCAATTGTTGCAGTTGCATTGTATAACGGGGTGATAGTCAATCTTATTCTTGAAGCATAGCAATAGTATCTATCATACAATCTTCCATAGTAGAATAACTTCTTATCACTAAAATCTCCACTGGTACCCAAACAAGTATCATGGAGCCCATTTCCTCTAATAACCTGCTCAAAATAATAGGAGTCAGCAGGTGAGACCATCAAAAATCTGGTGGTCTGTCTCACTTTGATAAAGCAGCTCTTAGCAGCAAGAGTATTTCTTGGCACAAACATTTTACTTCGGCTAAACTTTCGCAGAACCTTTCGAACTCCTCGTCGAAATCTGCCATACTTTGACTTTCGCAGTCTTCTTCGCTTTCCTCCATACTTTCGTCTTTTGAACTTTCTTGCCATGTACGCTTCATCAAAACCAAAAAATAATGAACTTCTAACTTTATTGTACAAATCGAAGTTCTCTCTGGGAGAATTCCCAGAAACTCAATTCCTGTAATGTCTTGAAGAAGCGCGGCTTCTCTCCCTTCTCATGGAGCCAGATACCTCCATCTCTATCCAATCTCCTAAGTAGGGCATCCACATTCAACTTCTTCCTCTTCTTAGGTCTCTCTTCATCCTCCTCACCACTAGTGTTGTACCAACTCTCAGGGTGGTAGTTACTAATGATCACTAACTTCTTCGCTATGAACTCCTTGATACCACCCTTCACTTCCACCTTCAGAGGTGTCCCGTCGCAGAGTCGACACAGGACTGAGTACGGCATCCAACCATTGAACTCGTCCAGGACTACCACACTTTGGCCACTGTATCCATCCCACCACTTGTCCGGACTCTTCCAGTACGCATCCGGGTTCAACCCAGCTACTAACTCTGTCTTTCCTGTACCAGGAACTCCATAGTGGAACTCCACCTTCGTCATCTCCTTCCTTGTCTCCGCCTTCCTTGACATGTACTTCTCCACTCCCTTCGTATACTTAACCATCTGGGAGAAATGATCCTCCCAAGCTGCCTCCTCACCTTGCTGGTCAAGGCATTCCTTCATCATCTCAAGGTCATTCCTCTTTCCCTGATTCT